AAATCCAGAAACCGTAATCCGTAACACCCCTATAGAGAGATACGGATTACGGTTTCTGTTTCGTGGTTCCCCCTCCCCTAGAACCCTACCCCCTATAGCGTTTGAAACGCTCTATAGCGTGCGTTGCAGGGAACGTAGATTTGAGGGACGTTTTTCTTGTGTTGCTACGCAACACGCTTTGACGGGATCACCTTGTGAAAAAGCCTGAGACGAGCAAGGTGTGTATGGCCTGCGGCCAGTCGAAGAGCGAGCACACGACGACAGAGATCGACGGAGGATGCAAACGATGACTGAAGGACGAGTGGGCGCCGCGTTCGCGATTACGTGATTGTCCAGTGGCGATGATGCAAGCGATTGACATTGATCGCGGACAGGGCATACACGGTCACGGTGGGCGCAGCTACAGCGCGGCGCAGGGTCGTGCAATTGCGGAATTGCTACAACAGCACACCGGTCAGCGGATGGCGATCAGCATCGAATCTATGAGCATGCTGTTAGACATCCCCGACGGTCGCGCTATCAGACAGTTCCTGAGCGACTACGACGGTGTGCTGTTCCTGCTTGGCGAAAGCAAGGGCGGCTACTTCATGTGCGACATCGCAGACGATGCGGAGTCATACAGTCGACGCGCTCGCCGCCAGGTAGCGTCGATGCAAGCAAGGATCGACCGTCGTGAGCAGTACGCGAAGAACCTGCCGAGATGTCAGTCTGAATTCGGCTGGGATGGCGAGTGAGCGAGCACCGCTGCAATCCTTGGGATGGTTGCTATCGACCGTCGACCGTTCGTTGGTTCCATGAGACAGTGCCCGACTACCGCGGTCCTGGCACGGTCTACGGCCACTTTCAGGTCTTGCGGCATATGGTCGTGGGGAAGTCAGCCGACGACCTCGAAAGCCTCGCCTATTGTCATTCTCGCGTTCTGTACGAAGGCGCTCGCTCAGCATCAGGCCGCTGGTGCATCTGTCTAGACGAGGAGCCACCATCAGCCGGCGAAGCGCGCGGCACGCTCGGCTCTGACGGTTTCTCGGGCATGCTCGGTGTCCAGAGCGACCTAGAGCGAGCTGCGGACACACTGCCGATCGCGTGGAAGACCACCGAGCGCGTCTTCAGGGCACAGGGTCGCTCAGCAACGTACGCAGCGCGGTTCACCTACTACAACCGCAACCTACGCGTGCGGCCTATCGACCGCTGGCTCGAGCCGCGAGACGATCTAGGCAGGTCACGCTCAACACAACTCGCCTACTACCTGATGGCACTCTCGCTCGACGGCGCGAGGACGACGTGTCGATGGCCGCGAGGCGTCTACGTGAGCGAGCAAGCCGCGTGAACTTGACAGGGCATCACTCAAGGCTCACAATTCGGACGTCTGTCTCGGCACGCCTAGCGTCCGAGGCATTTTTGTGTGGTGATTAGATGACCGTGCTACCGCCGCTCAAGCCAGCACCGTCTGCTGGGTTGCTGTTCTGGCAGGCGCAATGGGACTGGCACGTAGACACCCAGAAGAAAATCTACGCCGGTCTGCAAGCCATCCTCGATTCGCCGTCCGATCCCGCCGCGCTCGCGGCCATTCAGCACGCGTTGGAGCAACTCGCCATGACCGATCAGGACTTGACCACCGCTGTAGATACCCTGACCACCAATGTCCAGGGGCTCTCCGACAAGCTCGACGCACTCAAGGCAGCGGCCGACGCCGAAGTCGCCGAGGTCGCGCACCTCATCGATCTACTGAGCCAGGGACCGCAGCCAGATCCAGCGATCGCCGACGCCGTGGCAAAGGTGACCGATGCGAACACCAAACTCGAAGCGCTATCCGGCGCGGCTGAGACCGAGACCGCGGCGCTCGAGGCCGACGACGCGAGCGCGCCAGCCTGACAAATGAGCGTGGCACTGGGCAGCTTCCGATGTACAGACGAAGAGCGATACCGGCTCACGCTGGCAATCGAGCACAACTGTACGTGCGATCCGACAGAGCCAACCTATGACTGCCCAGCACACCTCATCTTGCATGACGAAGCCTTGATCAAACGCATGATATTCGTGAGCCGCGACGCCGAGATCTATACCCGCCGGGAGTTCAAGTAGTCGTGGCCCGTAAGCCGAAGCCGGATGCCTGGCGCAATGCCATCACGCGCTACGCCGATGAAGCGCCCGAGTCGCTGCTTGCCAATCCCCAGAACTGGCGTTTGCATCCCAAGGAGCAGACCGCGGCGCTCACCGGCTCACTCACCGAACTCGGCTGGATCGCACCCGTCATCGTCAACGAGACCACTCAGCACGTCGTTGACGGACACGCGCGCATCGGTGAGGCAATCGCTCGCGGCGAGCCTACGGTCCCGGTGGCGTACGTCACCTTGACCGAGGATCAGGAACGGCTCGCGCTCGCTACGTTCGATCCCATCGCGGCTATGGCCGGCACCGACCAGAAAATGCTCGACGATTTGCTCGCCGGTCTAGTCACAGACGAGGACGGGCTGAGCGAACTACTCGAGTCGCTTGCATCCGAACAGCCTAAGCAACTGAACGAAGACGATGCCGACCTAACGCCACCGGCCGAGCCGATCACGAAGCGGGGCGACTTGTGGCTCTTGGGTGAGCACCGGCTGTTGTGCGGCGACTCCACGAACGCCGAGGATGTGGCGCGGCTGATGGATGGGGAGCGGGCCGAACTAGGGCTGTGCGACCCGCCGTACAACGTGGGCGAAGACTACGAAAACGATTCTGACCGTAAGAGCGCAGCCGAGTATGAGAAGTTCAGCACTGCATGGTTTGGTCTTCTTGCTGATTCAACGGTGCGCCAGATCGTCACGCCAGGTTGCGTGAATCTCAGTCGATGGGCGAGGTACTTCGATCCGTACCACGTTGCACCGTGGACTAAGACAAATAGCATGACAAATGGCAAGGTTGCCCGGTGGTGGTGCTGGGAGCCGATCATGTTCTTTGGCGCAAAGTGGCCGCGCGATCGAGCAAATGACGTGTTCGAGTTTGCCATTGGTCAGCAGAAAGAAGTCGGTGATCATCCTTGCCCAAAGCCGCTTACGTTCTGGGCGGATCTCGTTGAGAACTACTCGGAACCTCAAGATGGCGTGCTCGACTTGTTTCTGGGCGTCGGTACAACTCTGATCGCCGCCGAGCAACTCGGCCGACGCTGCTACGCGATGGAGATCGAGCCGGCCTACGTCGATGTTGCTGTGCGCCGCTGGGAAAAGGTGACGGGTGGCACGGCCATCAAAGCGGACGCCTGAACGCGAGGCGCGATTGATTCAAGCGCTCAATGCCGGAAATACGCGCCGTGCAGCGTGCGACTATTCTGGCGTCAGTGAGGATAGTTTCGCTCGGTGGTTGGCCCGTTATGCGGATTTTGCGGACGCAGTAACAAAAGCTGAGGCGGATGCTGAGGTCAGGAACGTCGCCATCATCCAGCAGGCCGCGTCAAAGTCATGGCAGGCCGCAGCGTGGTGGCTCGAGCGGCGTCGACACGACGACTGGCGATCACGACAGGAAGTGCAACAGGCCGGCGAGATGACGGTAAAGGTGGTGTATGCCAGTCCTGACGCTGACCTTGCCGAAGCCCCATAGCGCACAGCGGCAACTCATCCGCGAGTCGCAGCGGTTCAACGTCGCAGCTCTCGGCCGGCGCACAGGCAAAACCACGCTCGCGATCAACCTCGAAGTCGAAGGCGCCCTCCCAGGCTATCCGGTCGCCTACTTCAGTCCGACGTACAAGATGCTCGGCGAAGTCTGGCGAACGATGCGTCAGGCAGTTCACCCGGTGATCGCCAACGTCAACGCGCAAGACCGGCGCCTAGAGTTGATGGGCGGCGGCATCATCGACTTCTGGTCGCTCGATCAGCCAAACTCCGCGCGCGGCCGAAAATACAAACGCATCGTCATCGATGAGGCTGCGATGGTCCGCGATCTCGAAGACGCGTGGCAAGCTGTTATCCGGCCGACGCTTACCGACTACGAAGGCGACGCCTGGTTTTTCAGTACACCGAAGGGTCGCAACTTCTTCTGGCAGGTCTTCCAGCGAGGCCGGTCAGGCGACAACGACGATTGGGCATCGTGGCAGATGCCGACCGCGGCGAACCCGTTCATCAAGCCTGACGAGATCGAAAGCGCTCGCCGCGAGTTACCGGAGCGCATCTTCGCTCAGGAATACCTCGCACAGTTCCTAGAGGACGGCGGCGGCGTCTTCCGCGGTGTGAGTGGCTGTATCACGATGGACGGATTGCCCGAGCCGGACCCGGATAAGCCGCGCGACACAGTGATGGGTGTTGACTGGGGTAAGTCGGAAGACTTCACCGTGCTTACCGTCATCGACACGGTCACTCACGAGGTGGTCGGCTTCGACCGGTTCCAGCAGATCGACTGGCACGTCCAGCGCGCTCGCTTGAGAATGCTTGCGGACAAGTGGAACTGCCGCGTGATCCTCGCTGAGCGAAACTCTATCGGTGATCCGAACATCGAAGCCTTACAGCGCGAAGGGCTTACGGTGATGGGGTTCACGACGACGAACGCAACCAAAGGCGCAGCCATCGAGGCGCTAGTGCTCGGTATCGAGACGCGGTCGATTTCCTATCCGCGCATCCCGCAGATGATCAATGAATTGGAGGCGTACGAGATGGACAGGCTCCCGAGTGGTCTCGTGCGTTATGGCGCGCCTCCTGGTCAGCACGACGACTGTGTGATCAGCCTCGCGCTCGCGTGGACCGCAGCGTACGACCAGCCGCTCAGCGT